ATGAAGCGCCTGATACCGCCAGACGACTGCCCGGAGGAAATTGCCCAACGTCTCGACGTCATACAGCAGCACCGGGCGCTCAACGCGATCCTCGGGGTTAACCCTGACGCTATGTCTCAGGCGGAACAGCATCAGCAGCAGCGTCGACGTGGAGAGCCGATCGGCCCCCTGCACGGCGTGCCGCTGATCGTCAAAGATAATATTGCCTGCGCGCCGATGCCCATTACTCTTGGCTGCCGGGCGCTGGCCTCACTTAACGCGACAGCGGATGCACGGGTCGTGCAGCGATTGCGCAGCGCGGGGGCGATTATTCTCGCCAGGGCCAATATGTCCGAGTTCGCGTTCGATGTGCGCTCGCGAAGCTCGCTGGGGGGCGATGTGGCGAATCCACTTTGCCCGACACTCACCGCCGGAGGTTCCAGCGGAGGATGCGCTGCGGCCGTGGCGGCGGGAATGGCGGATGGCGCATTGGGTACCGATACCGGCGGCTCTATCCGCATTCCCTGTAGCTATACCGGGCTGGTGGGGCTACTGCCTGCCTTTCGCCGTTCACAGCTGGACGGTGTAGCGCCGCTCTCGCCCAGCAAAGATACCGTTGGGCCAATGGTACATAGCGTTGAAGATGCCGCCTTGCTGCATGCGGTGATCCATGGCCTGCCGCCGGTTGCGCTTCCTGTGCGTTCGCTGAAAGGCGTTCGCTTTGGTGTGGTAACCGCGTTACAGGGAGAGGATGAGGTACAGCTGGAGGTCTGGCAGTCGGCGCTGCACACGTTGCGCCGTGCCGGAGCGACGCTGGTGGAGGTTTCACTCCCTTTCCTTGAAGAGGTGAGGCAGGCCACCTGCCTCAGTCTGTATGAATTTCGCGTGGCGATTGACGACTGGCTTAGCAAACAGCCTGGCGCTCCCTCCGGACTGACAAGCATTGTGGACTCCGGCGCTTTCCTGCCGGAGTTTGCGCCGTTTCTACGTCAGATGCTGGCGAGTAACACGCTGAAAACCCCGCTCTGGCTGGCGGGGCGTCGCTTTCAGCGCCTGTTGCGGCAGAACCTTTGCCAGGTGGCGGAGGCGCAGCGCATCGACGGATTTGTGTATCCCACCGTACAACGATTACCAGAAAGTATGGCGAAGATGCCGCCAGGCTGTGCGCCGGAACTGGCCGCCATCAGCGGCCTGCCTGCCATTACGTTGCCCTGTGGCGTAAGCCGTATCGGGCTGCCGGTAGGGATGGAGATGTTATCGGTGCAGGAGGATGAGGCGGCACTGATGGTGCTGGCGCTGGCGTGTGAGGGGGCGTTGGGCGAGAAGGGATAGATACAAAAAAGCCCGCAGAGCTTGCGCAGTGCGGGCTTTCTGTACTTCACCGGACATATCCGGATCATTATTTGGTGGGCTGGCGGGAGTTGAACTCGCGTCCGAAATGTATTTAACTCATTGAAAATAAACAATTCTCTTGCTGTTATATACCTCAGGTGCATTTTACGTGCATATTGAGGTCTGTCTAACGTCCTGATTCTGTCCAAATTTTGAAATATTTCCCCCGCTACAGCGCGGCTGAAATCGCGGTTTTACCGTCATACTCAGCCAAGTATTTACCGTAGTTGCGGAATATCATTTCCGGCCCTTTGTGGCCCATCTGTCCGGCAAGCCAGAAGAGGTTAACGCCCTGGCTAATATGCTTGGTGGCGAATGTGTGCCGCGTCTGGTACGGGTTACGATAGCGCACGCCAGCTTTTTTCAGGGTCGGCACCCATGCTTTTTTACGGATAGCGTCGGCGTTCGCCCAGGGTTCTCCCGTTTTCGGGTCGCTGAATATGAACTCACTTTTCATAAAGGTGTATTGCTTCTGCGCCTGCAGGGCCGCCAGCGCCTCACTGTTCAGCTCCACCTTACGGGTACCGGCTTTTGTCTTGGTGCCTTTAAGTACCCCTACGACACTGGCCGCCTGAACGTGGGCTGTGTTCGCAATGGTGTCGAGATCAGGCCAGCGCAGCGCGCACAGTTCGGAGCTCCGCAGACCGGTATTGAAAGCAAAGCGGAACAGGTTTTCCCATTCCGGGTACCTGCAGCTCTGGTAAATGGCGAGGGTTTCCGCTGGCGTGAACGGGTCAACCTCGTAATCGTCGGCGCTCGGGCTGCTGTCGATCACGTGGTACCGGCTGGCGCTGACGAGGGTTACCGGGTTAATGGTCAGCAGGCCATCCGTAACAGCTTCATCGATGGCGCTGCGCAGAAACGAAAGGTTATTCCTGATCGTTTTCAGCTTTGTTTTTCTGCTGGCGATCCAGTTTTTGAGGACTGCAGGGGTCAGTTCCGATACATGCATTTTGTGCAGCGCAGATAGCGCAGACAGGCACTTTTCATAACCGCCAATAGTGGACGGCGAAAGGTTGCGGTTCTGGCAGATTTTCAGATACTCGTCCAGGTAGGACTTAATATTTTTGGTTTTCTTCACTACCCCGAACAGCTCCAGTTTTTTGGAGGTGGGGAAGTATTTCGCATAATCGAATGTGCCGCCGGCGATCTGGTTCTGTATCTCCCCCAGCAGGCGCTCGGCATACTTCACGCCGCGCGCGTTTGCTTCCATTCTGGAAAGGGGCTCCCGGCAGAGAACCCCCTTGTAGGTGAATGTGATCACCAGGGTATCGCCAGTTTTATGCTGGCGAATGGTTACTCCTCTTGGGAGAGATAATGATCCTTGTTCTTTCTTGCCCACTTTGAAACCTCCGTTAAGTCTATCCAGCGTTCTTTAACGCCATCGACTTTTAATACATGGACACCCTCTTTCCATAACCCCCTTTGTATCCGTTTGTTAACGGCTTCAACCGTTTCTCCGGCGTCCCGGCAGTAGGTTGAAAGTGGTACGCAATCAAGACTCATGACCGACCTCCCGCCCAAATGCCTGGGCATTTTCCAGTTCATTTGCCGCATAGATAAGTGCGTTGTGGTGCGCTCTAAAACCGCCATCAAGTTCGCTGGCCGCTCTCTTGCGCAAAAAATCGATTGCAGCCTGATAGTCTTCACTGGCTGGCAGATCTCCCAGTACCATCAGCATGTTTTGCGGGTCGATGGGAATGGTGGCGAGCCCCAGCTGCTTGGCCTCCGTTGCTAAACGGCTCCAACGCTTAATAACTTCTAAAACTGGCTTATTCATGGAGTGCCTCGCTACTTCACCAAAAATTTATATTCAATCAGCGCGCCGATAACGGTGGCCGCCAGCAGCACAGAAAATATGAAACTCACGATTAACCTTTTCATCAGCGCTCCCATCAGTGAATAACAGGATTGGATGGCATACCCTCTGCCTGAATCTGCTCTATGAAGCTGTCATGAAGCAGACCGAAACCATCACGGCCGAAAATCGATAACCTGAGCCCGTTTTCAGCGTCCATTTCAACCATGTCTCTATACATACCAAGCGCCATCTGCTGGCCTAGTTCCGTCCCGTATTTCTCTATAGCTCCACCTTCAAGGTAACTCGCAAGGGCGAATCGTTCCGGTCCTGGGTAAACGCTGATCGAGCCGCTATTGCTGGAGTAAATAACAGCGGTATCAACACCCCCATCGTTATTCGGAACGTCAACAGTGCCGTTCTTTTGTAGTTGTTCGGTTATGAAAACGGCGACCACGAGCCAACGCCATAAAATCAGCAGCTTTTCTTCGCTTGGTACGAACCAGCCACTTTCAACCGCTTCCATAATGCAAGCCAACAATTCCATTCCATCTGGAATCTGTTTGTCATAGTGACCATTGTCGAGTTGCCTTACGGCGGCGGAATATCCAATAATTCGATTCCCAAGGCGGATGCCGGTTGATGTCGGTTCTGGTTTGAATGTTGAATTCAGCATCAATGCACTCCTGCTGGTTTGATGGCCTGCAGTGCATCAACCTCTTTAACGAATCGGTCATGCATCGCGTCCCATTTCTCACACCATCTCTCCATTTCTCGCTTGCGCGCCAGGATGCGACGCAGACGGCGAACACAACGCTGGTGGGCGGCCAGATACTCAGCCTTTGTTTCCCCGTCTCGCCATACCTCCCTGTCATCGCGATCAATACGCACCCGCGGGTGACGCTGCGGAAAACCTGAACGCTCAAAAGCCTCGGTGGTCATGAAGAAAGCCAGATATCCGCAAGCGCAAACGCCGTCGGTGGGGCAGGGGCTTCCTGGTTCGCCAAACCAAGTGACGGTTCGGCTGAGGTATTTATCAGCCAGGCAGCCATTGACCGCATGAAGCGCGGAGCTAACCGACCATGAAAAGCATCCTCAAACGTCTACTGGTTTCCGGCTATAACCGCGGCTTTCTGCGTGATGAGTTCGTGACTATGTGCTTTATCAAATTCGATTTACGGAGTGTGTGATGACCCCTGCTGAGTTATCTGAAAAATTGTGGGACAACGCCGAAAGAGTTGCGAAATACCTGCTTCCACGAGGACACCTTGAGGGCAAGGAGTGGTGTGCTGGCAATACCAATGGTGATGCCGGTAAGAGCCTGAAAATTAATCTCGGGGGTAAGAAAACTTGGGCAGATTTTGCAAGTGGCGATAGCGGAGACCTGCTTGATCTCTGGGTGTTGGTGCGTAACTGCCAACTACACGACGCAATGCGAGAAGCGAAAGAATTCCTTGGTCTGAAGGACGACGATAACCACTTTGAGGCGAAGAAAAAGACCTTCTCTCGCCCAACCAAAAAAGGCGTTAAAAAAGCGAGTCATTGCTACGACTACCTTTCTTCCCGTGGTATCACCCGAGAGACAGCTGATCAATTCCGTGTTTCGGACGCAGTCGTCTGGTACCACGATGAAAACCGCGAAATTCCGGCAGTGGCGTTCCCGTATCTTCGCAACGGTGAGCTGTTGCAGGTAAAGCGAATCGGCACTGAACGACCAAATGGCAAAAAGTTGATCATGGCTGAGGCTGATTGCGAGCCATGTCTGTTTGGCTGGCAGGCTATGGACGCGAAAGCTCGCGCTGTTGTGCTTTGCGAAGGAGAGATTGACTGTATGACCTACTCGCAATTCGGTATCAGTGCTCTATCGGTACCGTTCGGCGGTGGAAAAGGGGCCAAACAGCAATGGATCGAATACGAGTATCACAACCTCGACCGATTCGAAGAAATTTGGTTAAGCCTCGATAACGATGATGTAGGGCGCGAAGCCGCAAAAGAAATTGCTCGTCGCCTGGGGGAGCATCGTTGCCGCCTGGTAGAGCTGCCGCACAAAGATATCAATGAATGTCTGACCTCCGGGATGAGCGAGGATGAAATCTGGCACTACTTGGGGACCGCTAAATTCTTCGACCCTGATGAACTCTGCTCTGCGGGTGATCTCCTTTAACCGACATGCCCGACAACGTTATGGCCGTCTGGCGTAATATCCCCCGCGAACTGGCGCAGCGCAAGGCTGAAAGAATGGGGTATGAGAGTCTTGATAAGGACGAACAGACTGCTATCCAAATGCCCGCATCGATGATCCGCCTGTTGAAACAACGTGAAGGGGAAGGCTGGATCGGAGACATAGGTGCTGATTTTGATTCCCGCTCACACCAGTTTATCGAAGGTGATAAAGGGCCATTCAACTACTTGGCCGGCAAACAGCAAAGTGAACTTGATATTGAGTGGGCAGCCACCAACGCAACGAGGTATTAAAAATGGATCGCTTAATTAGAGAGATGTCTTACCTCTTTACCAAGCAGCGTTTTTTGGAGCTTCAGGAAACAGCCAAAGATATCGCAATCGGTCAAAGTGACTTTCCTGAGTGTTTTGGTCTTATTGCTGAAGCCATCGCTGAATTTGTTGAATACACTCCTGATGATGAATGGCGAGAGCATGAAAAAATTCTGATGCACTACGTTGCTATGCGTGTTCTGACGCTGTGGGGTAACGGCGATAAAGTTACTGATGTCCAGTGGGCGCACCCTGGTTGGTTTGGCACTGCTGAAAAGGGAGAAACCATTCAATGAAACTGGAAGCATCACTCAAACATTTTAGTCCTCAGGGAATGCATATCAGCGATGACGTGAAAGGAACCTCTCCGGACCGCCTTACAGGAAAAGATGTAATGGCGGCGATTGGCACCACCAGCAGCCGTGCGCGCTTCGGCCTGGCTGCTTTCTTCGGCAAGTCCGGCATCAGCAAAACGGATGAACAGCTCGCAGTTCAGGCGCTGGCGCAGGTTGCTATCAAAAACGCTCCTAAAAATGTCCGCAAAGCCGCTGGCGACAAGCTCGGAGCATGCATGTTGACGCTGGCGCAGTTTGCCTTTGCTGATTACTCCCGTTCGGCGGCTACCAGCGTGACATGTCACAGTTGCAGCGGTACCGGTTTTATCTCCGGGAATGAGGATGTGGTTAAACATCCTGGTATCTTCGACGATGACGGTGCCGAAGTGGTGGCCCCGAAGATTAAAAATGAGCTGGTGAAAAGGGTTTGCGAAACCTGCGGAGGAAAGAAAGTGATCCTTGCCCGGTGCAGGTGTGGAGGGAAAGGCGAAGTGTTGGACCGCAAAGCGACTAAAGACCGCGGCGCACCGGTTTTCAAAACGTGTGAACGTTGCTCTGGTAATGGCTTCTCTGCAATCTCCTCGGCGACGGTACACCGTGCCATTCTGAAGCGTCTACCGGACCTTCATCAGTCCTCATGGTCACGCAACTGGAAACCCTTTTATGAAATGCTGGTGGACACGCTGCGCCAGTGGGAGCGTCACGCGGCAGTAGAATTTGAGAAGGCAACAACTTATTAATATGATCGGAGCAAATGGCGACACTTTTTTGCACGTTAGTGTTGACTTTGCATAAAGTCGTCCTGTATGCTTTCCATCGTAGGATATTACGTCTACACGACATCAAACCCGCCTCAGCGCGGGTTTTTTTATGCCTGCAATTCTTCGCGCCATGCTCGGTGCGATTCAACCGAGAGCCTTTCTGTGGGAGGGGGATTTGAAATTGTTGCCGCTCAGATTTATATTCATTTTGTGGTGAATCCCCCTGTGCGGCGGGGCTACATGACCAGGCAACAAGCAAAGCTATTGCTGGCTGACAAAAGCGAGTTGTTGTTGGTTATGCAACAATTCACCGGGAGGCACCCGGCACTACAGCCTTTAATTTACCCAGGGTTATCAGAAATAAATATTCTCCATCGCCGATGATAGTCAGTCCGTTCTTGATACTCGTTGACGATAAGTATGGGTGAATGTAACTTAATTCTCTGGTGAATCCTTTCTAAGCGAAAGGGCGTTCCAGCCAACTGCTATCTGCAGGTATGCGCGCGACTTTGCTGGCTGGAGTAGAGTCACCGGGAGGCACCCGGCACCATGACAACAACAATACAGTTTCAAATTCCTTGAGAGCCTGCCGTAAAAAGCAGGCTTTTTTTTATGAATTTGCGAACTGCTGCTACGCTTGAAATGTGTGTTGAAGGTAACTGCCTGATGGTTCTCCTGAACCATTGTGAATCAGCCCGATACTGTCTCACTCTGGTCAGTTAGCAAAACCCACGACTACCTACCTTACTTACTAATAGTCACTCATTAGCCCGCCTTCAAAAGCGGGCTTTTTTTATCTCCCCTCAATTTTTCTGAGAGGATTCACAGCAATAATAGAGGGGGCGTAATGTCCGATCCATTAACCGGCACTGGTGCAGTTCTCGGGGGCGGCCTGTTGGGCTCAGTCCTGTACGGTGTCTTTACTCATACAGATTTCGGCGTGGTGTTTGGAGCGTTTGGTGGTGCGGTGTTTTACGTCGCGACAGCCACAAACTTGTCCCGCGCCCGACTGGCAGCATATTTCCTGACGTCGTTTATCGTTGGGGTGCTTGGGGCGGGACTTATTGGCTCACTGCTAAATGCAGCTTCGCACTATGAAAAACCGCTGGATGCACTGGGTGCAGTGATTCTGTCTGCCCTGTGTATAAAAATCCTCACTTATCTTAACAACCAGGACCTGAACAACGTGTTCAAGTTTTTCTCGCGGCTACGTGGGGGAGGGGGAAATGGTAATTGACCCGTCAGCATTCTTTAATGCGTTTATCTGTGCGGCCATAGTTATCGTGCTGATGTTTTACCAGCGACATGGCGCCCGGCATCGCCCCTTTATTTCTGTCCTGGCGTATATAACCGTGCTGGTTTACGCCGCGATCCCCTTGCAGTTCATCTTCGGCCTTTATCGTGATTCCAGTTGGCTGGTGGTGGTCGCAAACATTCTTATCTTCGCCGCCATCCTGAAGGTTCGTGGAAATATGGCGCGGCTGGTTGATCGTCTGAGGCACTAATGAACCAAACACAATTTCAGAGGGCGGCTGGTATCAGCGCCGGGTTAGCTGCGCGCTGGTTTCCACATATCGACGCCGCTATGAAGGAATACGGCATCACCGCACCGCTCGATCAGGCCATGTTTATTGCCCAGATGGGGCATGAAAGCACCAGATTTACCCGGCTGGTGGAGAACCTGAATTACGCGGTTGAAAACCTGGTACCGACGTTCGGTAGCCACCGCATCACGCAACAGCAGGCAGCAGCACTTGGCAGAACAGCAACGCAACCGGCAAACCAGAAAGCGATCGCTAATCTGGTTTACGGCGGTGAATGGGGAAAAGAACACCTTGGCAATCAGGTAGCCGGTGATGGCTGGAAATATCGCGGTCGCGGGCTGAAACAGGTTACCGGCCTGAGCAACTACCGCAGTTGTGGCCATGCTCTAAAACTTGACCTTGTTAGCCATCCGGAGCTGCTTGAACAAGGTGAATACGCCGCGCGCTCAGCTGCATGGTTCTTTGCCTCCCGCGGTTGCCTGCTTCATTCCGGCGACGTGGAGCGCGTGACACTATTAATCAATGGCGGCCGTAACGGGCTGGAACAACGGCGCACCCTGTTTAACCTGGCGAAATCTGTGCTGGTGTGAGGTCACTATGGGGTTTGAAACTTTAATTGGTATTGCTGCAGCTGTCATTGCCGCCATTGCAGGCGCTTTTGGCCTGGGCCATATCCGCGGCACCAGCAAAGCGGAAACTAAAGCCGATCAGCAACGCACTGAAGAGAAGGCCGCCGCCACTGAAGCAGTAGCAGGGCGCCGTGTTGAAGCAACGAAAGAGGCCAGCAATGTACAGCAGACTGTTAACCGCATGCCTGATGACGATGTTGATCGCGAGCTGCGTGACACGTGGAAGCGCGGCTCATAAGGGGTGAACATGAGGAAAACAATCGACTTAACCGGCGTTAAGTTCGGCAAGCTGACTGTGCAGTCCTACGCCAATAAGGATAAATCGGGCGTTTCAATGTGGTTGTGCGGTTGTGAGTGTGGCACAGAAAAAATAATCAGGTCAAACGCCTTGCGCTCTGGCAGGACACAATCTTGCGGTTGCATGTCAGGTGTAAAACACGGGCATCGCAGACCGTCAGAAACTTCTCCCACTTATATCAGCTGGCTGTCAATGCAGCGGCGCTGCAATTATCCCGGCGATGCGTATTACGGAGATTATGGTGGTCGCGGAATTTCAGTTTGTGAGCGTTGGGGCAATTTTGAAGCTTTCCTGAAAGACATGGGCGAGCGTCCAGCAGGTCATACACTTGATCGGATTGATGTATATAAGGCGTACTCACCAGAAAATTGCCGATGGGCTACACCCAAAGACCAGGCAAGAAACCGACGAAGTAACCATATGCTCGATACACCAGCTGGTCGAATGTGCATTACCAAAGCAGCCGAAATCTATGGTGTAAAAGTAAAGACAATCGCTCACCGATTGAGCAGGGGATGGAGTGTTGAAAAGGCGCTGCTAACTCAACCATGGCAGGGCAACAATGAATAAATATTTTATGTTTATCTCTATGCTTTCCGTGTCAGCATTGATTGCTGGCTGTGTTGGTGGTCATCCCAAGCCCAACTATGTATTCGTCCACGACTCCTGTGACTGGGTAAAGCCAATCTACCTTACTGATCACGACATTGATGTTCTTGACCGCCAGACGAAGCGAGACATCCTGGCGCATAACAAAGCGTGGCAGGCTAACTGCCAGAAACAAACCAGCGCCTCGCAATAGCGGGGCTTTTTACTATCCGAGGAAACCCCATGACCGTTTGCGCTAAATTCCGCTGCCACTTTATTCAGAAAGCAGATGGCGATTCACACCGTACAATTCACATGAGCCCCGTGACCGCTGACACAGAAGAAAACAAGTCATGGTCAAAGTACACGCCTGGCGGCCAATTGCAGCTGGTTGTCTCGAACCCGGCTGCATTCGAACAGTTTGAGCAGGGCAAAGAGTACTTCATCGATATTCAACCAGCGCAGTAACCATTACAAAGCTCATCTGCGGGTGGGCTTGATAATGGTTATCCCCTCAAGCGGATAAGCTGACAAATATCCCGTGTAGGGGATAGTCATTACAGCAGGCATTCACTGAGTGCCTGTGATAAAGCTTTCAGATACAATCACCTCAAAAAAGTGGGGTGAGTATGAATTCTGATTATATCTCTTACGAAGCGTTAATTTCAGCCCGTGAAACTGCATACTGGGCAAAAGTATCTGCATACGGGGCTTGGTTTTCAGGAGTGGCTACTTTTTTAGCTGTTATCACTTCGCTGTTCATTGCTTTAATCAATCGAAGGGCTTTTATTGGAGGAAAGGTTAAATTCGGGCGTATCATGTCTGATGATGATGACCGGAGGCTGATAGCAATAACAGTTGTTAACCGTTCATTGCATTCGATAAAAATCAAAGCCATTTACTGGTATGTTGGCGGAGAAATTGAGCTTCAACAGCTATTTAGGAATAAAGAGTCTGATCGACTTCCTACTCGTTTAGAAAACGGAGATGAAGCTAATTATCGAATTATTATTGATGCTGATGAAGATTGGTTCAAAAGAATGGCCGTGCGGTTGAAAAAGCTAAATTTTCATCCAAATAAAATCCGTTGCGTTATAACACTTTCAACTGGTGAGCGATTTCGCTTAAAGGTGGATAAACGGGTAAAAGAAAAAATCCTTCAATACATGTAATTGATCAAAAACGGGTCGCGAAAGCGACCTTTTTTATGCGCATCGCACGCGCACATTCTACTCAGAACCTTTCAGGATGACCCTTGAGGAACCGGCTGGCGTCGGAGCCTTCTGAGGGCCGGATCTCCTGTGCGACAAGGTTCATCACTAAAAGGTAACTACCGATGCAATTAGTTGAAATCAAGAAGCTCGACTTGGTAACCAACACCGCAGCCATCGCCGAGGGCGTTGGGCGAGACCATGACACCATCATCAAGCTGGTTGACCGTAACAAAAGTGACCTTGAGGAATTCGGAGAGGTCGGATTTGAAATCCGAGCTGGGTACAACAATTCCAAAGTTCGCGTCGCGTTGTTGAATGAACAGCAAACCACGCTACTGATCACCTACATGCGAAACAACGAAGTTGTCCGGGCATTCAAGAAGCGCTTGGTATCTGAATTCTTCACGATGCGCAGCGCGCTGGCAAAGAAGAAGATGGATCGCAACTCGGCGCGCCTGGAATACAAGCCTATGACCGACGCCATTAAACATGAGCGAGAGGCTCAGGGTAAGCAGATTGCACCGCATCATTTCTCCAATGAGGCTGACCTGATTAACAGGCTGGCGCTGGGCATGACGTCTGCTAAGTTCCGCGTGCATCACGAGATCGGAAAGAAAGAGCCAATCCGCGACTACCTCACGCCAGAGCAAATCCACTGCATCACCGAGCTACAGCGTGCTAACACCGTGTTTATCAGCATGGGGTGGGACTTCGAACAACGCAAAGAAGTGCTGCGCGGTATGTTCGAGCGTAATCACCGTCAGCCGCTTATCGAAGAACAGCACCGCCTGGCGGCCTAAGCTACAAAAATAGCTTCGAGAGCCACTTTCACAACGGCTTTCCATTACAAAGCTCATCTGCTGGTGGGCTTGATAATGGAAAAACAGTGATGCCTATAAGTTTTGGTAATTAGAAAAAACCTCAGATAAGTGCTAAAAATTTTCCCAGTAAACAATGATGAGATGAGGAATGAAAATCCTGGGATTTGATGAGCACAGAACAAAACGTGGGAGTGGTGCATTAAAGTTCTTTGAGCTGGAGCGTGTACCAAGCAGTGACTGGGTAAAGATATTCGAAAGCCTGTTCACAAAAAGTGGTGATGAGGCGTGGGTTGAGGGGTATTGCATAGTGACGAACTGCCCAAGCAGTGACATAGCTGAAAGGCTAGTGCAGTTACAATCAAAGTGTGAAGAAGCAAACACAATATTCAGAACTAAGAACTCAACTCTTTGAACAGTAATCGCCGCCTTCGGGCGGTTTTTTATTGGCATCACCATTGGACATTACAGCAGGCAAACGCGCTGAAGCCGGGTGGCGCGATATGGTCTGCATTGGGAAGATGAAACGGACGTTTAGATGTCCAAACTAAACCCCAAACCTCCACTCAAATGATAACCATTATCACCTTGGGTCCTTTCCGGCAATCCGGCCGGCTACGGGGCGGCGTCCGCGCAGATTATCGCTATTTATGAAAATTTTCTGGTTTATGCCATTTCCGTTCTTCTTCTTGTTTTCTCATTGTTTTTGTTGAAAACATCCTCTCTCCAGAAAGGAAATGCTAATCATGGAAAACGGTAGTTAACCGTTGATTGTTTCCTTTCTCTGTTTTGTGCCAGGAGTGAACCATGGAGGTTAACAAAAAACGCTTATCCGAAATTTTCGGGGTGAGCGTCCGAACGATTCAGAACTGGCAGGAACAAGGTATGCCGGTTGCCCGCGGTGGTGGCAAGGGTAATGAGGTTCTCTTTGAATCTGCTGCCGCAATCGAATGGTACAGTGCGCGCGATGCAGCCATAGAAAATGAAAAGTTGCGGAAGGAAGTTGAAGATCTCCGCATTGCTTCTGAGTCCGATCTTCAACCTGGCACGATTGAATATGAGCGACACCGACTTACGCGAGCTCAGGCTGACGCTCAGGAATTAAAAAATGCAAAAGAGTCCGCTGAAGTGGTGGAGACCGCATTCTGCACGTTCGTGCTGTCGCGGGTAATGACCCATGAGGTTAACGGAGTATATGTGTATCGAATGTTTGGAATAAAAATTCAGAATGGTTACGCATCAGTTCAGGGAGGCAAGTATCTCGGGCGCGAACAATATGCCATTTTTGGTAATGACACGGTAACGCCCCTCAGTCTTCCCGTTCTTCCCGATATGTACGTCTGAAAAATATCACCCTTTAAATGCACCCTCGCTACGGCGGGGTTTTTTATTTCCTGGAGAAAATATGATTTATACCACCGGCACTATCGCCCTAAGCGGAAACACCCTTACAGGTACCGGCACAAACTTCACTGCAGCTGGCTCACTTATTCGTAACGGCTGTACTGTTATCGCCCTGACAAGCCCGGCGCAGGTTTTCCAGATTACCGCGATTGGAAGCGCAACCTCTCTTACCGTTACGCCAGCTGCTAACCCTGCCGTACCTTCTGGAACTAAATACGCCATTCTTCTGAGCGACAGCCTAAGCGTTGACGGTCTGGCACAGGATATTGCTGAAACGTTCACGATGTACCAGCGTTACATGAGCGGCTTCGCTGATGTGATGAACGGTACTACAGATGTCACCATCACGATTAACGGCGTGGCCGTCACGGTACCGGGTCAGAAGTCACTGGCTAAAAAAGGGGCTAACAATGATATAACCAGCCTAAGCGGCCTGACTACCGCACTCAGTATCAGCCAGGGCGGAACAGCTGCAAAGAATGCTGCTGACGCCCGCACAAACCTCGGTTTAGGAAGTAGTGCGACAAGAGATGCTTACAGCGCTTCCGGGAAGATGCTTTCAGAGGGAGATTTTGGTGTTGGATTGCTCCTTTCATCCAGTAATGCGAAACCGATAAATCCCGCCACTTCAGTGCAGCCGGGGCCGACCGGATTTGGCTACTGGGCCGCGGCAGATAACGTCGGTGCATTTCCTGGCCAATGGCAAAGCATTCTGCAAATTGGGGTAGGTGGGGCGACTTACTCACAAATGGCATTCACATGCCTTTCCAGTACGCGTGCAGCTCTGCGAGTTTCTAATGGAAGTGCGGGATTCACAGGCTGGGCTGAATTCTATACAACATCGAATACCACGAAAGCCAGTGATGGCACCCTGAAGGCAGCGTCTCCGGTTGCGCGTATCGTAGCGAGCCAGGAAGAGTGCCAGCGTGCCGACATAGCGGAAGATGGTTTTGTCTGGTGTGGGTGCGGAACAGCAAATGCAGAAGCTGAAGGAGTGATTCTTTCTCGCCTTGATGTAGGTGTTTATGTGCTCGCCGGTTCGGCTGGCCTGGCATCTGAGGGATGGCAGTTACTGCCGCCAATGGACCCGGGAGGGATGGGCGAGTTGGGTGTGGTTGAAGCAGAGCAAACCGAAAGCGGCGGTCTGACTATCCGCCTGTATAAACGCAAATACATCCTGAGCGCTGAAGGTGAGATCGTCAAAACGAAAGGAGAACTGATGGACGTTCCGGCGAACAGCTGGATCGATGTTCGCCTTGATATGCCTAATGATTCTGCCTTTAATCAGCGGATGAGTCAGGAACTTCAGCCATAGCCGCACGCTGATTCCAGATACTGTTTTGCGGCATCTCTACGCGGACACTGACAAACTGATCGGCCGGGATATCGACCGGATCGCCATCATTGATACCCTGCAGTTCGTTCCTAGCGAACGCTGGCGCTTCTGGATGTGCACGGTGATAGGTTTTAACCAGAACAGAACCATCGGCATTAACTTCGTAATCCAGCCAGACAAGCGGCTGCTTGTTGCGGTCGGTGGGGATGTCAAAACCGCCATCAATACCACCCCAGGCTGCATCTGAATTTAATCCCTGGCATCCTTCAACAAGGTATTCCCCTTTGGCCAGACGGGTTACGGTGCAGCCTTCTGATTCGAGATTAGTCTCGCATTTACCACTTCCAAAAATCTTTACAACGGGCGATGCTGTTTTAAGAAATCCGTTACTGTCGACTGTAGTATTAAGCGTTGTCTTGGCGATCGCCCGCCAAGTCTGAACGTTATTTCCTACTCGATTGTAATGCACCTCACCATCTGTTCTGATGAACATATTAAACTTGGTTGTGTTACTTGCCGAACCATCAGAGCTGTAGACCATTCCAAGTCCAACCCCCCAGTTCCCGAAGTAATTATTGCCTGTAGCTCCGCTTTGTCTGTAAAAATTATAGTTGCCATAACCCACCTGGTTACCATCGGCATTGACCGGGGTTAATGCGCCGACTCCAAAGCTTCCACTACCGTCTCCTGAAACTTTCATAAGCTGTCCGTTAGAGGAACCTGCGTCAAGAATAGACGCTGTTCCTAAACCGACCTTTATTCACTATCACCGGCAGTCATGGCCAGCTCCGCTGCTCTCATTCTTTGGTTGTACAAAGAATCGGCAGGCATTTCGACGCGCACGGACACAAACTGGTCACGGGGGATATCGACCGGATCGCCGTCATGGATACCCTGTAGCTCGTTCCTTGCGAAAGCCGGTGCTTCCGGGTGTGTACGGTGATAGGTTTTAACCAGGACAGAACCGTCCGCATTAACCTCATAATCCAGCCATACCAGAGGCTGTTTGTTACGGTCGGTAGGGATGTCAAAACCGCCATCGATGCCTCCCCAAGCTGCATCAGAATTCATGCCCATACAGCCATCAATTCTGTATTGGCCTTCTGCGATGCGGGTCACGAACACCCCTTCAGATTCTTCATTCGTCTCGTAGCTGCCATCGGCGAACAGCTTAACCACCGGCGACGCGCGCTTAATGTACCCGTTGGTGTCCACTGTGGTGTTGCCATCATCCCAAATCCGGCGCCACGTTCCGGTACTTCCCGGATCACGACCCCGCCAGTAGAAGTTCTGCCCGCTGCGCCCGGAAAGTTGAAGCACATAATCACCGGCCGCCGCCTTGATCGTGAAACCGAGGAAGTTAGCCGTTACCGGGCCGCCAGAGTTTGAGAAAATTGTCTGGGTAGCCGTAAAGTCGTTAAACGAATTCCCGGTGGTTGAACCTATTCCATAATCACCAACCGAAAGTATGTCTCCGGTAGTACTCAGTGCATTTCTTGTGGCGCTACTTCCTAAACCGACGATAATTATAATGCCTTTATTTGCTCTTCTAATTTTCTTATGCGTCGAAGAAGCTGCTGAACAACGGGTACTAAATAAGCAGCCCCTATTTCGCCTGGATCAATAATTTTACCATCTTCATAAATAATGTTTTCTTCGGTTTCTTCATCCCATACTGACAGTTGAGACACCTGGACCAACTCACGATCTAAAGCTTCAACGTTCTGAGCGCTGTAACCAACACGCACCTGGTCTGGTGTCCACTTGTACGAATAGCGGATGGGTTTCAGCCCAGTTATGAAGGCTACTGCTTCATCTTCGGTAATCTCGCGCACAATGTTTTTAACCCGCTCATCAGACGCTACGGGGGTGATATTCCCGTTATTGGTTTGAATAACACTCCCACCCTGGATGAAATACCAGAACGAACCAAAAGAACCTGAATCAAAGGTGCCAATGTACGGACCGCAAGCTGCCGCCGAGCCACTTCCATTGATGTAAGCGCCAAAGGAAGCGTTCATAGTCCACGAATCTGTCCCATAACGCTGGGTAAAACCCTTCGTCACAAAGCTGGTAGATGTGCTGTTGGTCGCTTTGGTAGTGATGATTCCGCCGCTGGGATTTCCCGCAGCAGGAGCCAGTATAGTCGATATACCCGTCAACCCCGTTATATCATCGTTGTTTCCTGATGAAGCTGCTGAGAGGTTTTTACGCGCATCAGCAGGCAATTTTCCTCCAGTACCCCCCATACTGACCGGAACGGTATCATTGCTACCTACCAAACCGACGTTTAATAGATTGCCACGGGGTGGCCTGGCGGATAACTTCACCTGATTTTTTTGCAGAATTTATTGGGTGAAAAATATGCAAATTGGCTATGTAAGGGTGTCAACAAATGACCAAAATACTGTTCTTCAGCGGCAAGCACTCGAACGCGCAGGATGTGAACAGATTTTCGAAGAAAAAATGAGCGGAACAGTGGCAAACCGGCCAGCACTCAAAAAGCTTCTTAGGGCATTGAATGAGGGGGATACGCTGGTGGTCTGGAAGCTGGATCGCCTTGGGCGCAGCATGCGAAATCTGGTGCTGTTGGTGGACGAACTCCGGCAGCGCGGCATTCACTTCAAAAGCCTTACGGATAGCATCGACACTTCCAGCCCAATGGGGCGTTTCATTTTCCACATTATGTCAGCCTTGGCTGAGATGGAGAGGGAGTTAATCGTGGAACGCACCCGGGCAGGACTGGCGGCAGCCCGGGAGAAAGGGCGCATAGGCGGTAGACGGCCAAAGTTAGCCCCTGAGCAATGGGCGCAGGCTGGCAGGCTGATCGCAAACGGAGTAGACAGAAAGCAAGTAGCGATTATTTACGACGTTGCGGTGTGCACCTTGTATAAGAAATTTCCGGCGCAGTAGGGGCAGAGGAAAAAATATTGAACATTTAATACAATTCTCGTAATAAAGTATTGAAAGAATGTAATAAAGTTGTTGAAATTTTGGTGAGCGGTTGGGTTGAGCATTGGGGGTATTCATGGCAAAAACAGATTCTATTACACCAGAGGAGTTCAGGGCTATTCACGTTGAATTGTCTAAAATCTCATCAACTTGGGCAGACTTATGGTTAACATTGTTTTCTCTCCGTGCTGAAGGCAGCAGGGTGATTACTATTAGATATTCCGATATCGAAGATGACATGCTGCACTTGGCTGGAACTCCAAAATTTGAGCCACGAACAATTAGATTAAATTTATTGCTTTCTAAGTTAATTGCGTGCAGAAAGGATTGCAATTCTTCTGATATTTACGTTTTCCAGAGTAGATCAAATCGAGTTAAAGGATTAGCTAGGCCTGTGACTGTAATAGCAATGAATAATGCCTTAAAACAAGCATCCAAATATGTAACAAGGAAAAACATCACCATGAAAAGTGCTTTAAGGGTAATCGGAAGGAACTAGTTGGACGGGGGTTCATACACAACATACCCACCTGTGTATGGAAGATTAGGACGATGGTCTATGATCACGTCCTTTATCAAGTCATTATTCTCCCTGATGATTGTCGATTTACTACTCGATTGGATATAAGATATGTACTTGCATAAATCTTGGGAGGGATTTCAAGTAAGTGAAATGAGAACCTGATCAGAATAAATCAAACCGAGCATTGAGTAGAGTAAATAATAAAGCAGCGCATGCAAGATTTAAGAGTATAACAAAACGGGCGGAAACATTCACTGAACAAATCTCCTGATCATGTATTAGACAAAGAATGACTGTAATGTAAAACCATCTTACACACACCTACTAAAAAAGACAGATAAACCAAGGTGGCATCCGATGAGATAGCTAAGCATTTATGCCTTGGATAGGTCTTACCATCGGAGCATGGAGTTATGCTGGCTTGTTGAGTACTGAGAAATGAAGAGATTAGAGGTTCAGAAGGGGGAGCCAGTTTGTCAAACGAGATAGTTTATTTACTATGCTCAACATATTGAATTGTTTAGCTTTATCATGGTGGTTTAGGGGGCGTTAAAACGAACTTATCACATTGTATTAAAAGTAAACAACTATCTTTCGTTTGATGCCTGAAAGCAGATGGGGATGGTTTTTCACTTTTTCTTCTAAAGGTCCAGAGTACGTTGCCGATAGTGAACATAGCGGCGCAGGAGCCAAATGGTGGAAGCCGTAAACTTAATTTAAGTTCAGTCAAATAGGAATTACTATCATGGCACAAGTCATCAATACCAACAGCCTCTCGCTGATCACTCAGAACAACATCAACAAAAACCAGTCTTCAATGTCTACTGCCATTGAGCGTCTGTCTTCCGGTCTGCGTATCAACAGCGCAAAAGATGACGCTGCTGGCCAGGCGATTGCCAACCGCTTCACCTCTAACATCAAAGGTCTGACTCAGGCAGCTCGTAACGCCAACGACGGTATCTCCGTTGCACAGACCACTGAAGGCGCACTGTCTGAAATCAACAACAACCTGCAGCGTATCCGTGAGCTGACTGTTCAGTCTTCTACGGGTACTAACTCTGAATCCGATCTGAACTCAATCCAGGACGAAATTAAATCCCGTCTGGACGAAATTGACCGCGTATCCGGTCAGACCCAGTTCAACGGCGTGAACGTGCTGGCAAAAGACGGTTCCATGAAAATTCAGGTTGGCGCGAACGATGGTGAAACCATCACCATCGACCTGAAAAAAATTGACTCTTCTACTTTAAACCTGACTGGGTTTAACGTTAACGGTAAAGGTAGTGTGTCTAACACTGCAGCGACTACTGATACACTTAAGCTGGCTGGTTTCACCGCTGGTGCAACTCCTGCTGCTGACGGTACTGTGACTTACAGCAAAGATGTGGACAATGCAAAAGCGGCTGCAAGTAATGTGCTTGCAGCCGCTAAAAACGGCGATACTATCAGCTTCGCCGGGAATAACGGTACAGGAATCACTGCTACGGCGGGAACTTATACTTATAATAAAGCCTCAGATTCTTATAGCTTCAGCGCAACTGCAGCTTCTAAGGATTCTCTCCTGAGCATGTTGGCACCTAACGCTGGTGACAGTTTTACCGCATCTGTTTCTATTGGCGGTAAAGCGCAGGACGTTAATGTTAGCAAAGATGGCACGATCACTACTACCGATGGTAAATCGCTGTATCTTGATCAGAAAGGAAACCTGACTCAGACTGGCAGCGGTACTACTATTGCAGCTACTTGGGACAATCTGATGGCAAACACCGATACCACAGGTGTTGATGCTACTTCTGGCCATTCAGCTGCAACTGCTGTAGAAACCATCATTAAAGTCAAAGATATGACTATTACTTCCGCAGGTGGTAATGCTCAGGTCGCAACTGATAAAGCTTACAATGATGAATACGCTGCTCGCATTGGTGCTGGTGACACCGCTGCACAGGCTGATACAGCAGCAGATACTGCAGAAGCTACCGCTACTACTACTGCAGTAGCCAACACCACTGCTGATGTTTCAGGGGTAACAATCTCTGCGTCTCAAATGACAAGCATTCTGAAAGACAAGGATTTTGCCCTTAATAGTGGAACTACTCAGTATGCTGTCACCGGCAGTACAGGTGCCGTAACTTACGATCCAGATACAGATCCTGCCGCGACTGGTGATATTGTTTCTGCTTATGTTGATGATGCAGGTACATTGACAACTGATGCAAACAAAACTGTAAAATATTATGCCCACACTAATGGTAGCGTCACGAACGACAGTGGTTCAGCTATTTACGCAACTGAAGCGGGCAAATTGACTACTGAAGCGTCTACAGCTGCTGAAACTACCGCTGACCCACTGAAAGCCCTGGACGATGCAATCAGCCAGATCGACAAATTCCGTTCTTCTCTGGGTGCTGTACAGAACCGTCTGGATTCTGCGGTAACCAACCTGAACAACACCACCACCAACCTGTCTGAAGCGCAGTCCCGTATTCAGGACGCCGACTATGCGACCGAAGTGTCAAATATGTCTAAAGCGCAGATCATCCAGCAGGCCGGTAACTCCGTGCTGTCCAAAGCTAACCAGGTTCCTCAGCAGGTTCTGTCTCTGCTGCAAGGCTAATTTCATATTAAGTGTCAAAGCCCCATATATGTGGGGCTTTTTTATTGGCTGAATAAGGTCGTTAAAAGTAGTCAAATCCCTTAATCAAAGCTCGCACGATGATTTAGCATTTCACCAGTTTCGCTCCGTTTACACAGGCCCAGTTGTGATTAAAAAGCAGGCATTCAAATTTTTGCTTGAACCAAACAAAGGTCAGTTATCTGATTTTTTGGCCTTTGCTGGTTCCTGTCGTTTTGTTTACAACAAAGGCCTTGCTCTTCTTAACGAGAATTACCGTTCGGGTAAAAAATTCATAGGCTACAATCAGCTTGCTTCTGAATTAGTGGAATGGAAGAATGAAGAGAGCCTTTCTTGGTTGAAAGAAGCTCCATCGCAGTGTTTACAGCAATCGTTAAGAGATTTAGACAAAGCATTCAGAAACTTTTTCACCGGCAAATCACAATATCCAAAGTTTAAAAAGAAAGGTCGGCATGATTCTTTCCGTATACCATGCCAAAGGGTTAGAGTAGATCAAGAAAGAAAACTGGTATCTCTCCCTAAAGTCGGCTGGGTAAAGTATCGCAAGAGCCGTGAAATCATTGGTGATTTAAAAAATGCAACTATTTCCCTGAATCAGGGGAAGTGGTATATCAGTTTTAATACAGAGCAAACAGTTCCTGATCCAATACACCCCTCTGATATCAAATCTACAATTGTACTAAATAATGTGGATAGCGTTCATCTATCATCTGGGGGCAGCGGTGATAACACTTACCAAGCGGAAGAAAAGAAAAAATTAATCCGTCTTAATAAAACACTGACCAGAAGAAAGAAACACAGCAAAAATTGGCTAAAAACCAAAGGTAAAATTGACAGGGTAAAATCAAAGGCAGCAAGGATAAGACTCGATAATATCCATAAAGCAACCACGGCAATTTGTAAAAATCACGCAGTTGTTGAGGTTGTGAACTTGATGGATTCTGTATCTGACAAGAACGATAACACTCTGAGTATGAGATACGAATTTGTCAGGCAGTTGATATACAAACAAGAGTGGCTGGGTGGTGAAGTTATTCGCCGGGAGAATAAACTCTTGTAACGGTTTTTCCGTGATGATGTTGTACTATTTGATGAATTTTAAGCGGCAGGGCATGTCGTTTCTGCTTGTGGAGGAAGGTTAATTCAACTTCCGTTGAAGCAAGAATCTCATGATTGTGATTGAGAATGTCAACGTCTGGTCCAATACTTAACAAGTAGAAGTATATAAGTATGTTGAAATGGATTTGAGAGTTTTCAGTTATGAAAGTTAAAAGCTAACCCAAAACGTAATTTACGAACTACTCGGTATCTCAACTGCTACCGCCCCTCAGTGATTCTTGAAGATAGGCTCAAAGCTTACTGGGTCAGCAGCAGACCTAAATCACCGTATCTGTTTACGAAAGAAGATTGCAAGGCCGCCTTGTTAGCAGTGGAAGTCGAGCCAACCAACCTAAGGAACAAAGAGCGGAAGGTTGAAGCAGAGGTGGAGTTTACGAGGCGACAGAAGGAAGTGAATATAAAGTTGCGAAAGATGCTTGGAATGAAAGAGTAGTGAATTCAATCGTGCCCAGATTAAAGTTGGGCACTTATTTTATTGAAAAATTGTGACTCGCATAACTTGGAAGAAACTCGTATAGAGTAAGCGTTTTTACTCCATGAATTGCAGCTGCGTCTGGAATCATTATGCGTTTTTTGGGAGCTCCGCCTGATGGCCTTTCATGGGTGATTATGGTAAATCCATGAGTCATGGCGTGTGCAATTAAAAATGCATCAGCTTTATCTTGACTTGCAAAATCTGTTCGAGCTTTTTCAGTGACATCTAGCGTCATGGACCAATTAATAAGTTTTGCATAGTTAGTAATCGAGCTGACTTCACTTTCAAAAAAAGAAGGTGGGAGCTCTTCTTTAACCCACTTGCACAATGGATCTTCTTTTGCGCATAGCTCTTTCTTTACAGCATTTATACTATATACAAGACCTTTACTATGAAGAGCTAAAAGAAAATCCCAAAAAAGTTTGCAATAATTAAAGTTATACGCAAAGTTTTTTGCCTCTATGAAGACGTTACTGTCTACTAAAAATTTTCCATTAGAAATCATAGAGATTCTCTTTTCTTATGAAATTCAACAATAGTATCTGCTTTAACATTTAACAGTACACCAGCCTCTCTCAAAGGCAGTTGCTGAGACATAGCACGGGAAATGATGATATTTGTCAATTTATGACTATTTCGAACAGGGAGCGTATTAAAAAAAGAACCACTGCTGTTTTCTTTTTTAGGCTTTTTATTTGCTTCCTGCTTTACAACTTCTAAAGTACTACCATCAATAAGCCCAAGTTGGATTGCTCTGATTGCACAAGCAAAATCACTAACCTTAAACTTATGGGAAACTTCTTTTACTCGATAAAGATCAGTTTCGTTAAATCCGCTTTCCCAAACGGATAAGAACAAAGATTGAGGCATAAGGATTTCAGCAGATACTTTATTGCAAAACGCTTCTATGCTCTTTTCTGTATCCCATCCAGAAACACCATCGACACCAAGCCAAAGATGGGCAACCTCATGAAACAATGTAAAAACTTGAGCTGATAACGCATCGGAACCATTGACGAACACAATAGGTGCGACATTATCAGAAATACAAAAACCTCTGAACTCCCGAGTGTCTAACTTACGAGAGTTATTGTTACCAACAACCCCATTTTTAAAAACCAGTATTCCAACGTTTTCGATTAATTTTGCTACTTTTGCGAAGTAGCTTTCAACTGTCACACCTTTTATTTCTCTTTGAAGGTTGAAGTTGATTTTTTGTATAATATCTTGGGCTACCGTTTCTGGACGTAAGTTACTTGTGTATTTAAATTTACCAATAAAATCAAGGTATTGGTCGTTGCCATTTTCTTTCAGATATTCTTTATACCATTCCAGCTTGTATTCAATATCATTATAAACATCAAAAAAATCTCTACCGAGCTCACGAGTATCAACTGCTTGGCGAAGATCTGGAATTTTAGGCTTAACTGGTTTAGGGGGATTATCCAGGAAAAGGAAGCCAAACGGAATCCCTCCAATTTTGGCTAATTTCTCAGCGCCGCTTTTGCTGACAATGCCATTAAAAAATTTGTTGATTTTTTTTGGCATGACCTGATCCGCAAGGGCTTCAAGAGAAAGTCCTTGAGAATCTGCAATCCAGTCAATCATCTTTCTAGATAACTGAAATTCGACTACGGCCATCAATCCACCAATTAAAATAATCCCGATATTACAATAGGATTGTTGATTATCGACAAGACTGCGTCAATTAGGTTTTACCTTTCAATAATTTTTTAGGTTTCAATATTTTACTGTGAATTAATACAGTGTGATAGCATGATCAGCCTTCGCAGAGCCACATGTCAGCCTCTTCAAACATCTCCTGCACAACCCTGCTTATCTGTTCCTTCTCATGCTTGCTCGCATCAGTGTTGATCGCTGGCAGTGTCATCATTGGTTTAACGCGAACTTCTGCATCCGGGAAAACGCGGCCAATCCTCTTTGTTAACTCATCCAGAATAATGTTTTTTGCACCTGGCAGCCCTTCGAAATTACGCTTGTCATAAACCAGTTCAACGAACATATAAGCCTCCGGCAAACCACTGTGATTGCATACAGTATTTATACTGTAAAAATAAACAGTGTCAAGGCGAGCGGAGTGCGAAGCGGGGATGAGTTATTGTTACTCTTAGTTACAAATAGAAAAGCCCCAGACCGTGAGATCTGGGGTTCTTTTAAAATGCACGTGCATTTCACGTGTATATTTTTGTCTTTTCTCGGTCTGCGCACTGTCTGGTCAGTGTCCGTAAGTGGCTGTTTTTATTGCCGATGTCCGGTTGCAGTCCTATCAAAAGTGGTGGAGCTGGCGGGAGTTGAACCCGCGTCCGAAATTTCTACATCCTCGGTACTACATGCTTAGTTTGTCTTTACATTCGCACGCCAGCTGCGGACAGACACGCCACTAACGAACTAGCCTGATTAGTTTTAACGCTTCAACCCCAGGCAGGGTTTCCACGCGATCTCTTTTGGGTTTGACCTCTCTTTGATCCCCGTCTTAAGAGCGGAAGCTAGGGAGAGAGGGCTCTTAGCAGGTTATTAAGCTGCTAAAGCGTAGTTTTCGTCGTTTGCGACTATTTTTTTGCGGCTTTTAACGAGGCAAACCGCCCCTCGGCATGCACCTTGGGTTTCGCAAATCCCGTCGAATCCAGAATCAGCCCCAATAGTGTTGAACTCAGTATACCAGATTTTACTTCCTCGACACCAGCCCGAAACGCTAACTTATTGAATAGTACAATAAGCGCGCAGAATCAACGTCCTGCGTTTTTCATGATACGTGCTTTGTCGAGCTGCCACTCGCGTGCTTTCAGGTCAGTACGCTTGTCGTGTTGTTTCTTACCTTTCGCCACGCCGATTTTCACTTTGCACCAGGCGTTTTTCCAGTACAAAGAGAGTGCCACCACGGTGAAGCCTTCACGGTTGATGCGTCCGTAGAGGGATTCCAGTTCGCGCTTGTTTAGCAGCAGCTTACGGGTGCGGGTAGGATCGCAAACGTAATGTGAAGAGGCGACGGTCAGCGGCGTAAAGTTCGCGCCGAACAGGAAGGCCTCACCGTCTTTCAGGATCACGTAGCTGTCGCCGATATTGGCTTTCCCGGCACGCAGCGATTTTACTTCCCAGCCCTGCAACGCAAGGCCGGCCTCGAATTCTTCTTCGATGAAATACTCGTGGCGAGCACGCTTGTTAAGCGCAATGGTCGCCGAACCAGGTTTATGTGCTTTTTTCTTCGTCATAAGTGTCGTAAAGCCGTCGGTAATCTGATTTTAAAAAGTCACCTCATTGCGTCCTGTGAGGTCTAACGCGCTATATTAGCACGAGATAAGGCATAGCGTTTTTTTAACAGGTGATAAATGTTATTATTTGTCTGTTGTGTGACCATGGAAAATGCTATGCCTCAGATTAGCCGTACTGCGCTTGTTCCCTACAGCGCGGAACAAATGTATCAGTTAGTGAACGACGTTCAGTCCTATCCGGAATTTATTCCAGGATGCACCGGTAGCCGGGTGCTGGAATCCGGCCCGACGCAGATGACTGCGGCCGTGGATGTCTCCAAAGCGGGGATCAGCAAAACGTTCACCACGCGCAATACCCTGACGAGCAATCAGAGTATTTTGATGCATCTGGTGGATGGTCCGTTTAAAAAACTGATGGGAGGGTGGAAGTTTACGCCACTGAGCGCTGACGCCTGCCGCATTGAGTTTCATCTGGATTTTGAATTTACCAATAAGCTGATCGAACTGGCGTTTGGCCGAATCTTTAAAGAGCTGGCCTCGAATATGGTTCAGGCGTTCACCACGCGCGCCAAAGAGGTTTACAGTGTCGCATAA